TTAAAGTCTTCAACATTCAGCGCTGGGCCTGTTGTACCGATGAACCTACCTGGTCTGCGGACATTGACTGTGTTACCAATCTTTGCACCAACAACCGCAAATTGGTCATCGTAGTTACGGTCTACTTCTGAGGTAAATGTCAGTTCATTTTCAAGAACCATCAATGCCTCATTAGTAATTTTTGATATCGTCAAAAGATTATTAGCCATAAAGTATTACCTTTATCCTTTCAGTTAATTAAAAAACTATCTAATTTTGCCCGCACGCCTTGCCTCTTTCCACGATTGGTAAGTGCCGTGAAATTCCCCAGATGAATTGATAGGAATATCAGCAACACCACCCGCCGCTTTGAGTGGACGAATTGGCGCAGGGGCCTTGCTTTTTACTACTGGCTCTGCTTTAGTTTCAATCCTTTCGTACAGTTTTTCAAGTTTTCCTATCTCAATCAACGCTTTGCGGGTTGGCATTTGTGCAAGTTTTTGTGCAAATTCTAAATCCTCTGCTAGGTGATATAGGATTCTTGGGCCTACATCACTTTCTAGAATTGAATCTCGAATATCATCACTCACTACCACGTTAGCAGTAGACACAATGTCATCGTAATCAGGTATATCTGCTTTAACTTTTTCTAATTTGGTGTTCCAAGACTGTAAAGTCTTTTGCATTTCCTCATTAGCTTTTTTGTTAGCATCCTGTTGATCACGTTCCCTCAAAGCTGTTTCTGTTGAATACTGCGCCAATGCCTTTGCATACTCAAACGCATCTTGGAATTGGCCAGGTTGGGGTTCTTCGTCAACGCTCTGTACCTTTATGGGTATAGCCTGTTGTTCTAAAACTCGTAACCTTGTCTCTAACGCTTCACTCCTTTGGCGTTCTGCTTGCGCCTCTGCCTTGGCTTGTTCACGTTGTTTTGTCAGTTCAGAAAACCGTTTCTCTAACTTGGGATTTTGCTTACGCTCCTCAGTAGTTTTGCCTTGTTCTGCATCTGGTTCACTCTGATCAGATTCTTTTAATGGCTCGGCGTCAACCGCCACATCATCGTTTTGATCAGCTAAATTCAGTTTATTAGCATAAAATTCGGCGCTATTCTCACTTGTCAGGACATTTCCTGCTTCTTTTTCAGACATAGGTATCACCTAAGAATTAACCCTATGTACCCCATAGGTAAGGATTGTGTAATGCTTACACGAATTCTTTAGTTTGTCAAATAGCAAGCTCAATGGCTTCAACTGTGGCGGCTTTTTCGCTCAATCTGTCTAATTGGCTTAAATAAACCGCCAATTCTGCCTTGATACGCTCAATTTCTAGTTGTGTTTGGGTTTTGATTACCGTGTCGTGCGCCATCGTATCGGTACGCAATACCATATCACGGTGATGTTTCTGGTCACTTAGTTCAATTTCATGCGCCCTATTGGTTTCTTTAATCAGGACACGTTTAGTTTCTGCTTCTTGTTTCATTTGCTCGACATCAGAACGATTCTTCAGCATCAATTGCATACCCTGCAACTCTTGCTGTAGCTGTTCAATCTGTTGTTTAGACTGCGCCAGTTGCATCTGTACTTGCGGAGGTATTTCGGATTTATCATCAATCTGGGCCAATGGGTTAGCGGCCGCCAATCTGTCTGCAATAGTATCAGCGCCAGGGAAGTCCATATTTCTAAAGATTAAATCACCCGCCACGCTCATTAGGTTTGGATCGGCACTTAGCATTGGCATCATGCTGTTAACCGCCTCAAGGCGCTTGCTGTTATAGCCTGGGCCTGTGTCCATCACCACGTCATACTCGCCTACTGTCACGTCATTTAGTATCTTTTGGATGCCCTGCTCATCTTGTTGCATCTTGTTGATTTCAACTAAATCAGGTTTGCCATCATCCCCAATAATCCTCATCACCCTTGCTTGATCGTATATTTTAGGCACTAAATCAAGAATAATCCGTGCTGTATGCTTAATAGATCGGGTTAAATTATCGTAGTAGTGGAAGTTTGTAAGGTCAATCTGCTGTTGCTGACCGTTCAATGCCTTGCCACTAATGTTGCCTGTGGCCATCTGGTTAGGGTCAAATATGCCAAGAACCGCTTGCATATCCGCATTAATTCCTTCGGCGGCGGCCATGATACCAGCAGGCGGTGCTTCAGGTTGTATGCGTGTGGGTGTTGGGGCCATGACCCCTTCAATGTCTTTTTGTTTGTATCTAAGTACTGGCATGGCTTTAATATTGGCCTGCGCCCATTCGTTTTCATGTCCCTCATCTTGACCTTCAGCAAGCAACCATTTGGCCTTGGGTGCTAAAGCTATGCTTTCAGTTAATGACGTTTTCCAGAAGTTGTACATTCTTTGTGGGTCTTTGGCCATACGCACCAAACCGTACTTTTTGCGCTTATTGTCAATAACAAATTCTTCGCCATATACAGGAATAATCGGTATGTATTTAGATGCCCAATCGCCTTCTTCTAAGATTTCGATGGCCGTACACTTGATCATCTTGATCTGTTTTTTCAATGTTGGGCGCTCATCAATGATCACCAAACCACGGCTTAACAACTCACCGTCACTTGGTAGATCACTACGGAATTTGCTAGTGCCATCGCTTAAAAGGCACAATTTATCGTTTTTACGCTCGGTATACCAATACTCGGCAATCCGAATATCCTCTTTCATTATCCATTCCGAATTGCTATCTCCTGTGCCACGCTGACTAAAACCTACTCCTGTGTCAGCATCTGGGTACATTTTCTCAAATATCTTCTTGCTAACTACCTGAGTAACCAAGCATTTTTCTGCATCTGATCCATCAGGCAATGTGCTGTTAGGATCAAAGTAAACAGTAAATGGGTTGTGAATGGGTTCAATGTAGATTTCTTGGTCAAATGAGTCTTCACGCACATAGTCCGTTTTGACCCTCCAATAGCCAAATCCACACCTAACCGCGTAATTAAACGCATTGTCATAGGCATGATCAGCATCTGAATTGACTTCGATGTGCCTGCAAATGCCTGTTAACACTTGTGCAACCTTGGCATCGCTCGCGCTGTTCATGCCGTGAACTTTTATGCGTGGGCGTTGTTGGCGCTGTTGGTTTGTTACCTGGCGTACATAAGCATCAATCTTATTAATCGTCAGGCACGGTCTAGCTTCTAAAGTACGATTGTTCTGTATTTCAACTGGCCATTGGTCACCAGCCGCAAACTTTAAGTCTTCTAATGCTTCGACACGATTGTTTGTATCAGCATCATTGGCCAATTTAAGGAATTGTTTAGCATCCGTGATGCGTGGGTCAAATTCATCCATGTTAATCCTTTATTAGCCCATCCAACCTACAGGAATATCCATTTGGGGCTTTCTTTTAACAGGTTTTCTAGGTTCTTGAACCATCAAACCCAACATTCTAAAAGCATCTGCCCCATGCGAATATTGATCATGTAATGGCATTCTACTGAATTGTTTGGTATCTGGGTCAACATCATATCGATAGTGCCTGAGACATTGTAAGCCATCAGATGTATTTGTACGATCAAAATAACATCTTGGGAATATTGTACGCGCCGCATTAATAGAATCAACTACAGGAACACGGTCTAAAATCTGCACCCTCATGCCTGTAGCCCTAACAATTTCCTCTATAGATTTGCCTGTGCCTAGATTATGTGATGCCGCATCATGTGGTAAATAGTGGGTATCGTAGACATAGCCAAACTTTTGTATTTCAGCTAAATAATAGCTAATTGTCTTTTGACTGTCCTCTAGGTATCGTATTACCCTAATTTCCATGCCAATAAATTGGACAAACCATATTGCGGTTGCATCTGCCCATCCCAAGTCCCAGACTGTAAACACCGGCTTGATCGGATCATATGGCACATTCTGTATCTGGTTGTTAATCTCGGCCATCTGCATTTCTTTACTAAATATAGCGCCATCTACAGTAATCCTACAGATTCCCTCCCAAACGCTGTTATACGCTTCAATATCGCGCATCTTTAACGTGTCTTTTTCTATCCTCAACGTTTCAGGAAACCACGGATTGTCGTTCCAATTGATCTTTTGCACCACGGCGTTAGACGGCTGGTGAATAATAAACCGTTGGTATGTCTCATCCGTTTCTAGCTCAGGATTAAATGAAACCCATATTTCAGACTGTTCTTTACGGATAGTAGGTATCAAAACATCCCACGAACGCTTCGATACGCTTTGAGCTTCTTCTACCCAGCAAACATCTACACCTTCATAAGATTTGACATTGGCCACATTATTTTTTAGTCCAACAAAATTAAATTCTGTACCGTTCTTACCGCGTATTGTCCGATCCACCACTTCATAGAACTCGGTTAGGTTCATG